GCGCCGGTCGTGTAGACCCCGCTTGCGCAAACCGTCTGCTCGCTCGTGGACGGCGAAACGGTCGCCGCTGCTTTTTTGGTCACACCGCTGCCGACATATGTTTTTGGGATCGCGCCGACGGAAACTTTCGAGAGCACCTTCCCGCTGTCCGGCGTGATGTCCTGCGCCGTTTCCGTCGGTGTTGCGCTTTTGGCCTGCGTCGGCTTTTCCGGGTCGGTGTATTCCACGGTGATATCGCCCTCGCAGTATTTCCCGCTTGTCTGCAGCGTCTTGCTACCGCTTGCGTCGATCGTTGCGATCGATGTGCCCCGATACTTGATATTGACATCGGCCATCAGCTGACACCTCCGTTATATACCGGCAAACTCGCGGCGGCCCACGCGCCGCCGACAACACGCAGGATCTTGCCGTTATCGGCTGCCGTCACACTTGGCAGCGTCGCGCCGGCGCCGATCGCCGCGATCTTGGCCTTGACATAGGCCACGTTCGCCGCGTAGTTTGTCTGTGCGTCCGTCGGCGTTCTGATGCCAGCCACACGCACCAGCCAATTTTCCGGGCCACAGTCAAGGGTGATAGTATAATCTTCGTCGTTGACTTTTGAGGGCACAATATGCACCGCGGCGTTGCTATCCATATTGTGGAAATCTGGGCACATTGACACAACTCCAGCAGTGACAGCCCCTGCGACGGGCAGAGCTTCGATATTCTTGCGCGCCCGCTGCTTCTGCTCGAAAGTGAGAGACTGCGTAGCGTCGAATCGCACGGCGCCGGAAGAGCCGCCGCCTGACGGCATGTCCACCGGGCCCCACGCGGTCGGCACGCCGGACGCGTCCACGGCTGTGATCTTGGCGATCTGGCCGACTGTCGCGCCGGTGATGTCCATGCCCGCGCCATCCTTGCCGGGTGTACCGGCAGGGCCTTGTGGGCCTCGCTGGCCAGCAGGGCCGGTTGCACCTGTGTCACCCTTTGCGCCGGTTGCTCCGCGCGATGGTTTGCCGGTATCGGTGCTGCCGATGTACCAGTTGCCATTAGTGCCAATGGTCGGCGTTATACCGTTGGTGCCATCCTTTCCGTCCTTGCCGGGCGCACCGGCAGGGCCAGCAGCACCCGGCGTGCCGGGATCGCCCTTTGCGCCATCCTTGCCCGGAGCTCCGGTTGCTCCGCGAGATGGCTTGCCGGTGTCGGTCGTGCCGAGATACCAATTGCCATTGTCGCCGATCGTCGGCGTGATGCCGTCCTTACCCGGAGCGCCGGGGTCGCCCTTTGTGCCTTCAATCACAACAAGCGGCGTGTCAACGGATGCGGCTACCTCTTCTCCAAACACATCGAGGATCTCGGCTTCGATTCTGTCGCTCATTCCATCAGCTCCTCGTCCGTGCAGTCCAGCACTTTGATTTTCGGGTTTTTCTTCGGCTTAATGATATTTCCAGCTCCCTTGAAGTTGCAGGTGATCTCCAGTTCCGCCTGCCCCGCGTCGAGGGACAGCGTGTCTTCCTGCGTCAGCGTCAGCAGGAACCGGTCATTTGCGTTGTCGTACCGCACCGCGTCCGGCCACGTCTTGCGCACACTGTCGCCGAGCTTGAACGCGATCTCGTCCACGTTGCCAAGCGGAAACACGTCCATGTCGTTGAATTTCACGCGCACGGGAATGGTCTTTGCCTCGCCTCGTTTGATATATGCCATATCATCACCTCACAGCATCTGGTACACGAAGGTGTGCCCAGCCTCGTTTGCCCATGCGTTCGCTGTCACGAACGTCAGCATGCCGTTTTCAAATTTGATGTCCGCCTTGTCCTGCCACTGCCACGTTGCCGTCCCGTAAGCGGCGTAAACGCTGCCCCACGGGAACACAAAGCCATACTTGCTGTTGCCGTAGATAAACAGCAGAATGCCGTTGCCGCCGACGTTGATTGTCCTACCAGCCGCCCCGTCCGAGTTATAGCCCACATGCGTAACCAGCGATTCCAGGTCGACCTTTTCTTTTGTCACACATTTCGTCGCCAGTTTTCCCGTCGTAACTGCCTCGTCGCACAGCGCGCTCGTCACAATCGCGCGTTCCCCGATTTTGCTGCTTCCAATCGTGTGGTTTGCGATCTTGTCCCCGGTCACGGCATAGCTTTTGATGTGGCGCTCTTCGACAGCGTAGTAGCCGATCTTGCTTTTCGTCACGGCCCCATTCGAAAGTTTTGCCTCCGTGACGGCCCCGTCTTTCAGGCGGTACGTATCTACAGCGCCCCTCTTGATCGCGTCGGTGCCTACCGCGCTCATTGCCAGCTTGCCCGTCGTGATTGCGTCGTCCGCGATTGCGGCCGTGCCGACTGCGCCGTCGGCAATCTTCTGTGCCGTGACTGCTCCGTCCGCGATGCCGGCCTGCGACACACCCGCGATCTGGCTCTGCACGTTCTCGATCGCGTCCTGCACGTTCGTCTTGTTGACGGCCGTTGTCGGAGTAAAGCCGATGTTCTTTGCGGCGGCGTTCTCGCCGAGCGCAGCGACCAGATCGTTCAGTGCCTTTTTCAGCAGGTTTCCGGCAAGGTCAAACTTTGCTTTCAGAGACGCAGCGGACAGGCCGCCAACGTCGTTCGGCTCGTCGTCCAGCTTGGAGATGATATTCATGTCTTCATTGCACGTCGGAAGTGCCATATGTAACCCTCCTATCGCACATATCCCGTGAACCGCACGCGGATGTCGGCACTCGTGACCGTCGCCGTCGTGTCCGCGTCATCGTTCGTCAGGATGAGCTTGTAGTATGTAAATTTCTTTGCTTTCAGTTTCAGCCGCGTCATATACGGGCGCTTGTTCGTGTTGAACGACCAGTGCGCAAAATGCGCGTGGTCAAACGCTGCGCTGTTGCGGAAAACCAGCTTCTTCGAGAAATCCGCTTTCCGGTCTGTCATGACCGTCACGGTCATCGACCCGGCGTGCGTCGGCACGAGGCCGATCCACAGCATGGCGGAGTATTTGCGCATGAAATCCGCGCCGAAGTGCATGTTGCCGCTCTCCCATCGCGCGTCGATCGCTTCGCCGCAGTCGCTGCGGAACGCATCCGAAATCTCGACGAGCACATTTTCACGTGCTCCGAGCAGTCTCCCGTATGAGCGGTAAAAGTGCTTGACAGGGAAGTTCGTGTACAGATACCAGACATTGAGACCGTAGTTGTGCACAATGGCCGCGTCACCATATACGCAGTACCATTCTTTGCGGTCGTTGTCGTCCCAGCAGTACGCCTGACGTAGGTCAAAGCCTTGCAACGCTTTCCACACGCGGTCGGAAATGCGTTTCGCCTGCCGCTCGTCGATCGTCAGGTTACTGGAGTAGCTGCTGTTGTTTTTCCATGTGTAGACGCTCTCCCCAAACAGGGTGTAGGGGCTGTTGTCCACAAGCCGCACCTGACCGGGAGCAATGTTGCCGATGGCCTTGTTTACTTGCGTCCAGTAAAACGCAGGGAGGATTTTGCCCTCTGCGTTCGTCACTGTTCCGTACTGCACGGAGTACGCGCTGTCCTCTTTAAACGCCAGCAGCCGGGAGTAGTGGCGAATCATCGCTGTGATTGGCGTGTTCTCGTCGCCGATGTCCAGCACATTCATGTCCGGGAAGTATTCGGCGGTCGGGTTGCCGTCGATGTCCAGCCCGGAGTACAGCGCCTTGTTGCTTCCGTCGCCGTAGAGGAACACGCGGTTGTCAGTAGCGCCGTTGTAAAGTTCTGCAAACTTCATTGCCCTGACCGTTCCGGAATCATCAGATGCCACGGTGTATTCCACTTCATACACATCCGCACCGGCAGGGGGCACGCTCGTGAATGTGATCTTGCCTTCTGCAAACGTATAGTCTGTACCGGCTACCAGCGCTGCGCCTGTTGCCCTGTTTTTCACGCTCACAGACAGCGTTCCGTTCTCCGGGCATACATACACCGTGGACTTTCCGTCCGTAGCAATGCGGTATTTTCGCTTGCTGGATAGCTTGTTGATCTGCTCCAGCTCCGTGCCGCTGCCGTCCGCGCCCACGCCCACAAGCACGGTCGGTACATACCCTGTCACATCCGTGAGCGTGTAGCCGTCAAACACCTTGTACTGCGTTCCATTGAGGATATAGAGTTTTTCCCGGAACCCGAAAAACTCCGTGTGTGCGTCGGCGAGTGCGCCCAGCTCCGATACCGCCGTAGTGGCCGGAAATCCGATTTTCCACAGCTTCCCGGCAGCGGCCGCTACCTGCACATATTCTCCGCCGACGTAGCCGCACCATGTCCCCTGAATTTCTCCGGGGAACGTATGCACGGCTTTCATACCGGGGCGCTTTCGCAGCGCACCGTCCTGTGTCACGCGCCAGTTGCGCATTTCGGATGCCTCTCCGAGCTTCAGGCTTGTGTCGTCGCTGCCCGCTTGATTGACGCCGAGCCATTTCTGGATTCCGACGATCTTCTCATTCATG